AAGAAATAGGGCTTCCACCTGGGAAGCCCTTTCTTTTTATAGTTCGGCTGTATGTAGGGTACAGCACGATGAATCTGTTAGAGGCGCAATAGTGACAGATTTGATTATCAATTCCTATTTTGTTCTAAGGATAAAACCTTAGGTTGTGATCATCCGCACAATCCCTTAGTAACGCCAGCGGTCATAACGCTGATATTTAGGCACTTTTGGTGCTTTAATCGCCTTAATAACCCACACCACCGCAATCGCCAGTAGTAACCACGGCAGCAACTTAATCATCAATGCCAGCATACCGCCGAGGAACATAATGGCCGTCGCCACAACCAGCGCGGCGATAATGCCCAGCAACGAAACGCCGGTGACCATCAGCATGACAAAAAAGCCAATCACAAAAAGTAGTTCCAGCATGATGCTCTCCCAAATATGAAATCTCTTGCTGGCATTACAAGAATCATGCCAAAAATAATCTATTGATTTAACAGCAAAACGCCCCGCGACGGTGCGCAGGGCGTGGTGAATTTGACTACTTTTTGGTGAAAAGTTAACGCTTATCCGCCACCAGTTTGAGCGCGTGTTCCAGCACATTAATGTCTGCACCCGCTTTATGGGCATTTTCACTTAAATAACGCCGCCACTGCCGCGCGCCAGGAATACCCTGGAACAAGCCCAACATATGCCGGGTAATATGGCCGAGATACGTCCCCTGGCTGAGTTCACGCTCAATGTACGGATACATGGCGCGCACTACCGCCACCGGATCGGCATCGGTATCCGAGGAACCAAAGATCTCCCGGTCTACCGCCGCCAGAATACCCGGATTCTGATACGCCTCGCGCCCGACCATCACGCCATCCATATGTTGCAGGTGTGCTTTGGCCTCTTCCAGCGACTTGATACCACCGTTAATCGACATTGTCAGATGCGGAAAGTCACGCTTCAGTTGATACACACGCGGATAATCGAGCGGCGGGATTTCACGGTTTTCTTTCGGACTTAACCCCGAAAGCCAGGCTTTACGTGCGTGGATGATAAACATCTCACACTCGCCTTTGCCGGAAACGGTGTTGATGAAATCGCAGAGAAATTCATAGCTGTCCTGGTCATCGATGCCAATACGCGTTTTCACCGTCACTGGAATCGACACCACATCGCGCATCGCTTTCACGCAGTCGGCAACCAGCTGCGTATTACCCATCAGACACGCACCAAACATGCCGTTCTGCACCCGGTCAGACGGGCAGCCGACATTCAGGTTGATCTCATCATATCCACGCGCTTCTGCCAGCTTCGCACACTGTGCCAGCGCCGCCGGATCGCTACCGCCGAGTTGCAACGCTACCGGATGTTCTTCTTCACTGTACGCCAGGTAATCACCTTTACCGTGAATAATCGCCCCTGTGGTCACCATTTCGGTATACAGCAACGTATTGCGGGAAAGCAGACGCAAGAAATAGCGGCAATGTCTGTCCGTCCAGTCGAGCATAGGAGCAATGCTAAACCGAGAATTCCAGTAAACACCAGTTTTTTCAGGCATCACGCTGGTTTGATTAATTTTTTGTGCTTCATGATTATCGTGCATTTTTGAACATTTCAGGCTATTTTTCTCGCGTTAGGTTCCCGCACAGGTTCCCACGTTTTATGGGAACCCGAAATAACGAGGTCGTGTAATGGCGTACTATAACATAGAGAAACGACTAAAATCCGATGGCACACCACGCTATCGCTGTAATGTGATTATCAAAGAAAAAGGTGTTATCACTTACAGGGAAAGCAAAACATTCCCTAAACATGCTCATGCCAAAACATGGGGCACACAGAAAGTGATGGAATTAGATCTATATGGCATTCCATCATCAAATGCAGTTGACGGACTTACAGTCCGTGACTTACTACACAAATATTTAAATGACCCAAATGCCGGAGGTAAAGCAGGCCGTACTAAAAGATATGTGCTGGAACTGCTTATGGATAGTGACATATCCGCGATCAAACTATCTGAACTGACAGAAAATGACGTAATTGAACATTGCAGGCTAAGAAACAACGCTGGTGCAGGCCCAGCAACAGTCAGCCACGATGTTAGTTATCTTGGCAGTGTTCTGGATGCGGCAAAACCTGTATACGGAATCAATTACACATCAAACCCGGCGAAAAGCGCTCGTCCATATCTACTTAAACTCGGTTTGATTGGTAAATCAAACCGTCGTAATCGTAGACCAGCATCTGATGAACTTGACATGCTCATTGAAGGCCTTCAACAACGATCTACTCATAAATGCTCAAAAATTCCGTTCGTTGATATCCTCAAATTTTCTGTGTGGTCCTGTATGCGAATCGGAGAAGTATGCCGGTTACGATGGGAAGATCTCGACCAAGAACAAAAATCTATACTAGTAAGAGATAGGAAAGATCCACGTAAAAAGGAAGGTTGACCATATGAAAGTTGCCTTGCTTGGGGAAGCCTGGGATATCGTCCAGCGACAACCAAAAAAATCAGAATTCATTTTTCCATATAACAGCACTTCTGTTACCGCAGGATTTCAGAGGGTAAGAAGCAAATTAGGTATTAAAGATCTGCGATATCATGATTTGCGTAGAGAAGGGGCAAGTCGCTTATTTGAGGCTGGTTTTAGTATTGAGGAAGTCGCTCAAGTTACAGGGCATCGTTCATTAAACGTGCTATGGCAGGTATATACCGAACTGTATCCGAAATCTTTACATAATCGTTTTGAAGAACTCCAAAAGAGCAGAAACAAGACCTCTTGACACTGTTTATTTATACAGATAAAAATAATACTGTATATAAACACAGTATAGAGGGATTTTTATGCGTATTGAAATCTGCATAGCCAAAGAGAAAATGACTAAAATGCCAAACGGTGCTGTGGATGCGTTAAAGGAAGAATTAACCCGACGCATCAGTAAACGTTATGACGATGTAGAGGTGATCGTAAAAGCCACCAGCAACGATGGCCTTTCTGTTACGCGCACCGCCGATAAAGATTCAGCTAAAACTTTTGTTCAGGAGACTCTGAAAGATACCTGGAAGTCTGCTGACGAGTGGTTTGTTCACTAATTAACACGTAAAATCGGTAACGGCTGGAAATCATTCAATACTCGCACTATCGAAAGTTCACCAGCCAACCGCAGCACGTCCTGCATACGTCGTGTCTGCGGTTTTTCTTTTTCGCTTACATTGTGTCTGGTTCTTCCGGCCACTCAATATCAGGTGCAGTTGATGTATCAACACGGTTCAGCAACACCCGATACTTTTTCTAGGCTTCCAGCAATGAGGTTTCTTCCTCCGTTGCAATTTCCAGATCTGCAGCATCCTGAAGTGGGGCGCACCACGCAAACATCACAAAATATTGTCGCTGCGATGAACCTGTACAATAAATAATGAATCACGGTACGTTTCTGTGTATAACGTACTGTAGTTTTCTTTACGATTTATAGCTGTACTGGTGAGCCATGAGTAATCTGAATCCATGCATGGCGTGTGGTGCCGTTGTGCATTTTCTGCGTCTCTTTTACTGGTCCGAAGCCGATGATGCTGAAGCAGTCCTCTCCTCTAGCCTCATCCCTGTATAGCACGCATCAAATAATCTGGGATATCATTTCGTAGTTTTACAATATCAATATCCGAATCGATATGTTTCTGGTAAAACTTGTCCGCAAGCAAGTTTGCTATGGTATCTGATGTACGATTTTTTACATCCCGGCTCATACCATCACAAAGAGCATCCATTTTCTTGCCAAAAGAAGCACTCCCCATTATTACATGATTAATAGAACTTTGTGCTGCCTTAACATCAAGGGTTAGTTGATTCTCCTGGCTCACAAGAAAAAAGACTCTTTGCCTCTCTTCAGTGGAAATTTTTGCATTTTTTTGAAAATAGTAATTATCAATCTCCTGGTTGATCACCCTTGAGGGATATACTATCCGTTCATCTTTTATCCACTCATCAATATCTTTAGTACTCTGCCTTCTCACCGTTTCCAGTATATTGCCGCTAAATTTGCGAACAGAAAAGCTAATAGTCCGTTCTCCAATTGAACATTTTACGACCTCATCATTCTTCCCTCGGAAAGAGTTCCTGAAGGAGTTCTCTTTATGGCAACTTATACCAAAAGAGCTGAAAGACATACCTGTAGTATTCATCGGCATTATAATGCCTTTTTATAAAAAAGTGTTTACAATATTGCATACTTGCGTTTATTGTAGCCAGAAAAAACATGCATGCAATAATATTCTATTAAAAATTGTATTGTTTTATTCACATATCATGAGCGGTATGTTGATTCTTGTTACCAATATAGTTCACAATATGGATTAAAAAGGATAATAATATGCCAGGCATATTAAATTTTTCTAATGGAAGTGTATTGCCGGAAAATGAGCTGGAGGCTTTACGACATATAGCAAGAAACAACCAGAATGACACTATTACTATAGGAGGCCGTAATATGAGGCTTCATTATATCCAGTTTATGGATGGTTTTAGTGTTGAGCCTATTCTTGGTGGACTTTGGGACCATCTTGGGGCAAGAGAGGCTCATCATCTCGCAGACCGCCTGACAAGACAACTTAACGGAGGTAACACTTTTCTGCAGGCATACAGCTTATATCTGGAGCAGAGGCAAGCTGCCCCGCTTGTGCAGGAAAGCGTCATAAAAACACTACTAGATCGAATAAATTCGAATGCATTTCCCGTTAGTTTACAAGACTTTTCCTGTACTGAGGAACATCTTAATTGTCCGATAACGCTACATATTCCTGAGACAGGTGTTTTTGTCAGAAATGCTCGAAATTCAGAAATATGTGCATTATATGATCAGGAAGCATTGACTGAACTTATCCTGCGTAACGCTCTCCACCCCCTCAGCCGTGACCCCTTTGCTCCAGAAATGATTATAAGCAAAGACAAGTGTCATTTTAATATAACAAAACAATGTTTTTACGCATTACCCATATACCCACTTCAACAAAACAGTATTTAAAAATAAAAGCACAATATAAGAAGTATATTTTCAATAAGTTAATCACCATATAACAAACATATAGCGAGGAGACTATTTATGCCCAAAATATCATCAGTTGTATCATCATGTTACCATCTGTTCAGTGAACATCAACAACTTTCAAATGAAACAACAATGACGAACCCCGTCTCCAGAAGAATTGTTCATAAAGAATATGGTATATCTTTAAAATCCGTTCCTGTATGGTTGGCTACAGCTAAAACTCCCCTTGCTCTACTCAATGGCAGACATACAAGAAGTCACTCATTTATTATTGCAGGGACCCCAGGAATGGGAAGCAGGAGCGGAGCCCAATACTATGCCATAAACAGTGATGATAAACGCTCCCGAATAGACATTGACTCTTTGTTTTTAAAAAAGTTAAATAATGTGCGAAATCAAAATAAATTTCCAATCGATGTAAAAGAAACGGTTATAAAACTACAAGGGCAAAAATTCACATGCATTGAAGATTTTTATAAAAAGTATAATGAAACCAGGTTAAAGGCCAATACCAATATCCAACAAGAACAAATTGCAGATGAAGTAAAATCACTTACATATTTGATTCCTTCAGAAAAAAAAGAGATGTGGATATATAAAAACAATGGAAAAGATAATGCAAAACCAAACTTAGGAGAGCGAGACGTAAGAATGTTCGAAAATATTAGTTCTGATGATACAGATAAGATAACAGGAAGGAAATTTTCAGAGTTAGGTGAGTATCTTTATTCAGGAAATGTAATAAAACTCAGTCAGTTATCAATTCGTTACTTACCCAATATCAGCTCAATCTCATTAATAGAGACAAAACAGAGTTTGTTGCTACATCGATTGTATTCAGATGAAGTACTTCAGAGAAATGGAACGCTTATCCCGACACCACTACATGAAGAAAAATCAATTCCAGCTGACAATATAAAAACAATGCTCAACAACATACCGACTTACAAAATGTTACCGCCATTCACAGAAACACAAGGTAATTGTTCTTCTGGCGCAGCCACGTTTTTACGCAAATCAGGCGCCGAAGAAAAAGATATTCTTGCATGTAGCCCCCGAAATTATGGGCTGCATCATAACATAAAAACATGGGACCCCTTGGTTAGAAATTAAGGATCCAAATATTATATATTTCATATAAAGCAAGAAAAAAATATTGTCTGAATAATTGTTCAGACAATATATCCTTACATGGCACTATTATAATAAACTATTAATATAAAAACACACCAACAAAAAAAATTAAGCATCACTTGCAACAAAGGATTCTTTTTTTGAATCAAAGTGACATTCGTCTTTTCTCATAATCATTGATTCTGTTATAGGTTCTCGACTCAGAGGATGAGCTCCACCAGTTTCAACAAGTTGCACTAACGTGTCCTTATCATATAGAGAGCATATCTCAGCACCTTGTGAGTTTCTCATGAACACTCCATTCGCAGGTGTGTCCAGCGTTATCGGGCATGTCAAAAATGACTCCGGGCAAGAAAAGTGATTAGAATCCGTTCCAAATACACAAGAATTTATTTTTTCCATTAATATTTTATTACTTGTTTTATTTTCTCTGTGTTCTGCCATGACACTCTGAAAATAGTTATTAACACTCCTTAAAAAATCGACACCTCCATTTAATTGCCTTTCCAGAGCCACAGCCCTTCTCTCCATTCGATTCTCACGCCCCAATAGCCTATCCAGTAGATTTGCCCCTATATTTCCAGACACCTGTTATTAAATATTCATTCCAAACACAGGGAGTCATAACAAACATCCACCGGACATGACAACAAAAACCGGAGCCGGACTCCGGTTTTTGTGAAGCTGTCGACTATTTCATCCCGCCAATATTTTCCCACGTCCCGTCAGCACGCAGAATTTGCAGCGGTCTTACCACGCACTGTATCTGCTTTTTATCCGCATCCAGTATCACCACCTGCGTGATTACCCTGGCCTGCTCCGGGATAATGCCATTCTCATCTGACTCCAGAATGTCTGCCGGTCCCAGTCGCAGCTGTGCTGTAAGTAACTCCCCGTTTTCACGGTCATCATGCTTTCCGCAACCGCACAGACGCTGCATAAGTTTTTTTAGTATGTTCATGTCATTCTCCTGTTCTGCCTGTATCACTGCCCACTTCATCCAGTCCCTTAACATCCTGCCATGGCCCGTCACCAAACCTGACCTGCAAATGCTGAAAAAACCCCTGAACCCGTGTGGCATCTTTGGGGTCAAGAAAGGTCAGTCCGGTGATGAGCGCACCATCTGTATCCGGGAACCAGCCATTGCTGTTTGTCTCAATAATGTTTCCCGGCCCCAGACGGAACCGTATTTGCGTCTCCCCCGGGTCGCCCTTTGGTCCCTGAGGTCCGGTTGCCCCTACCGGGCCAGCCGCACCTGTTTCTCCTTTCGGTCCCTGTGGGCCTGCCGGGCCTGCCGTACCGGTATCTCCCTTTGGACCCTGTGGACCTGCATCTCCCGTCAGACCGGTCTTTCCCTGCTCTCCCCTGTCGCCTTTCGGCCCCTGCGGGCCTGCCGGACCAGCATCACCTGCCGGTCCCCGTTCGCCGGTTGCCCCGACAGGGCCGGTGTCACCGCGCTCTCCCTTATCACCCTTCGGCCCCTGAGGACCCGCGGGCCCCTGTTCCCCCTTTGGCCCGGGAGGTCCCACCACGGTGGGGATTCGGTTTACGGCCTCTTCCGCCGCTATCCTGCTTTGTTCCGCTGACTGTGCGCTTTCTGCTGACTCCCGGGCTTTTTCTGTTGCGGTCGTTGCATCCCTGGCTGCATTACCGGCTGCACTTTCTGCCGTCTTTCTTGACAATTCAGCTTCTGCTGCACTTTGTGATGACTCACTGGCTTTTTGAGCGGCCGCAGAAGCCGAGGACGAGGACGCATCCTCTGACTTCTTTGCTGAGGCTGCACTTTCTGCCGCCTGCCGGGCTGACTCCGATGCCTCCCCTGCTGAAGTGTCAGCATTTGCCGCGCTCGCTTCCGCCTGACTGACTGATATGCCGGCATTCCTCGCGGACGTCTCTGCTTCTCCGGCATTCTTCTTCGCCTCCTCTGCGTGACGCGCCACCTCTTCCACCATCAGTTCAAAACGACGCAGTGCCTCCGGACGGACGTCATCCTCCGACATGGCACCGAGAAAATCATTCAGCGTCCCCGGTTGAGAATCTTCATACACGGTGATGGTCCCGGCATGTGACGGCGGGAATCCCTCCACCAACAGAATGACGCTGTACTGACCGTACTCAACGTCCATGCTGTAACGACCGGCTTCATCCGGATTTTCAGAGGCCACCGTGTTCACCACCACCGTGCTGCTGGTCCGTCTGGCTTTCAGTTGAATGGTGCAGTTCTCTACCGGTTTTCCTGTGCCGTCTTTCAGTACACCTGAAATCTTTACTGCCATATTCACCCCACAAAAAAGCCCGCCTGAACCGGCGGGCTGTCATAACACTGTGTTACCTGGCTAATCAGAATTTATAGCCGATACCCACGATGAAGCCGTCAGTGCGCCAGTCGCCACTGGCGGAACCTTCATAAGCAAGGTCAATAACCACCGTCTCTACGGGACTGAACTGAATCCCGGCATTCCAGGCCGGCGACAGATGACGCGCAGTATGGCCATCACTGGCGGTGGTGGTCTCCTTCACATACCCCGGTTTCACTTCATCACGCCGGTAATCCTGAACACTGTCAGACCAGCGGGTGTACGCCATCCCGGCCATGCCATAGAGACTGACCCGCTCACTGAGCTGCCAGACAGGGCCGGCCATCAGACTGACATAACGACCGCGCAGGCTTTCATAATGGAAGGTATTTTCACCCGTCTTCATCGTGTCACTTTTCTTCACCGATGCATAACTCAGCGCGACAATGCCGCCCAGGTGATCCGTGAACTCATAACGGTATTTCACATTAATCCCTTTTAAATCACCTGCACGCGCACCGGTACCGGACAATGCCGGTACGCCGCCCGGGTGAACCTGAGCATATCCCACGGAAAATGCACCGTGTCCGCTTTCAGCCTGTGCAGGAAAGGCAATTCCTGCCAGCAGGGTAGTAAACAATAATATCGTTGCGTATAAATGCCGCATGATTACCTCTTTGTTTTCAGTCAATAAAAAAGGCACCTCCTGAGGTGCCCGTCCGGGTTAATAAACCGTCAGCTGATACTGATCCCTGCCGTGGATTTTTTCATGACCACAACCAGTAAATCACTGATGTACGTTGTCGGCGTCCAGTTGTTCGCACCGGCCGACGACACATTAAACGTCAGGGTGACATGACCCCGCCCTGCCGGCATATCTATCACCGATGAGAACACCCGGCTGACATCCGTTGCCGGTTCATGGAAAATCTCAACCCCGTTCTTCAGCACCTGCAGCTTACAGGTGGAATACCAGTACGACTGCTGATTCGGGCTGTTGAAATTCTGGTGTTTCGTCCCGCGAAACAGCACCGGGGGAATGATGATCTGCCGGTCGAAGCCCTGGTCATCGTAAACTGTGACGGTTACCGTCCCGCTGGCATAACTGTTATTCCGGGGAAAGGCTTTCCCCACCGTCTTCACCAGGTCGCCTTCAATCTGGTTTGCAGACAGTTTCCCTCTGATGACACAGTTCTCGTTAATGGTGACATTATTGAGCGTGCCGGTATTCGCGGTAATTGCTCCGCTGATATCCGCGTTCCTGGCTGTCAGCTTCCCTTCCGGCGTCAGGGAAAACGTCGGGGGGTTGCCGGATGACGTGATACTCACCGCAAACAGTCGCTTCAGGAACACGTCGTTCATGAACAGCTGATTCCCCTGCGCCACAAATAACGGCGTGCTGTTGCCGCTCTCCGGATTTATCATCGCGATACGGTCAGCCAGCAGCAGTATGTTGCTCAGGGGCTGGCCATCAGTATCCTCAATCCCCGCTCCAATACCGGCAACATAGGGTATGCCATTTTTTGTTTTCTGTACCTTCAGCATGTAAAGTGCAGCAAGGTCATCATTTGTGTCCTTCTGCACGCGCTGTATCTGCTGTATGGTGGCGCTCTGGTCCTCCAGCGTTTTACTGACCCTCTGTGTGATTTCATTGCGGGTTTCGGTGATGGAGGTCTTCATCTCCGCCATCTTATCCGCAAGCTGGCTGTTGTCTATCAGCTCCCACAGCCCCTGAGCCAGATGCAGTTTTCCTATTTTTTCCCGAAACAGCCCCAGATACCCTTCTGCATCATTGCTGGCCCGGCCACTGGCTTCCACAAAAGCAGATTTCCCCACCAGGTTGACGCTGCGCACGTAAAACCAGAAATCCTTCCCGGGCTTAATGTGCGGGCCGGATACACTCCACTGACTGCCGGTCCCCAGATAACGGGCAGAGGTTTCCACCTGAGATGTGTCTGCGATTTTTGTCTCCGAAAACCAGAACTCAAACTGTACCGTCGGGTCATACACCGCAAGACGCGGGACCGCTGTTATCTGAAAATAGCCCGGCGTCAGCTCAATCGTGGCGGGTACCGCAGGTGCATTAATCCTGAACGTGGTGGTGGCCGGTTCCCCCTGCTGGCCATAACTGTTAATCGCCCTGACTGTCAGGGTGTATTCCCCGAGCGGCAGACCACTGAAACGATGCTCTGTATCCGCAGTGATGGCGGTGGTCACCAGACGGCTGTCTTCTCCGCTTCCGCTGGTCAGGCGCAGACTGAAGCGCACACCCTTCACCACCCGCGGCGTGTCCCATTTCGCCTGCGCCAGATACTGACCGTCAGCCGCGCTCACCTCCACCGTCAGGTGCTGCACAGCCGGCGGGATGACGCTGTTCAGCGAACCGGACAGTGGCTCAAAGCTGGCCCCGTTATCCACAATGGCTTCTTTTTCCGGTACGTGCTGCACCGCCGTGATGGCAAAGGTGCCGTCCGTGTTTTCCCGGATGGAGACACAGCGGAACAGGCGACGACGCAGTGACGGCAGGGAGAGTCCCCATACACCGTATGTCTCCACACCATCAGGCAGGGTGCTGACCTGTATCCGGTCCGGCGCGGGGTGTGCAGTGATGGCCACGCTCACCGGCTTACCGCTGCCGTTAATCAGGTTCACCGTGGCGGCACCTGTCTCCGGCAGGGTCACCTCACGGTCCAGTGTCAGGGTGCGGCTGGCGGCATCGATGGACAGGATACGTCCGCCGGTCATGGTCCCGGCATAGTCGTTATCACAGATTTCAATAATGTCACCGGGTGTGTGACGCAGCCCCTGTGACCCGAGCGTGAAATCCACCGTCTGCGTTTCCAGCAGTCCGGTCTTTATCACCCACAGCCCGGCACGGTGGGCCTGACCGCGACTGGTGCAACCGAACGCATCCATCTTCAGCAGGTTGCGCCCGTAGCGCAGTATGGCTTCCGGGTCTTCCACCAGTTCCGTGGAGGTCTGCCAGCCGTTCTGCGGGTCGGTGTAATTCACCTCCACCGCCGTGTGGCGGTCCTTCAGGGCGCTGAAGCTGTAGCGAAACCCCACGCCGTTATCATCCACCACCACATCGCAGTTGGTGTACGGCCACACCACATCCGACGGGCGGTCCTGAACGAACGTCAGCGTCTGGCCGTTCCATACCGGCATACAGCGCATCGCCGAGCAGAAATCACTGAGAACGTCCCACGCCTTACGCTGTTGTGACAGGTACGCATTAAAGGTCATCCGCGGCTCTGTGCCCCCGAAACCATCCGGGACCGTCTGGTCGCAGTACTGCCCGATGGCATACAGCGCCCACTTGTCCACATCCGCCGCCCCCAGACGTTTTCCCATGCCGTAGCGCGGGTGAGTCAGCATGTCCCACAGACACCAGGCCGGGTTGTTGCTGTATGCCGGTTTCAGACTGCCGTCCCAGATACCACTGTACGTGCGTTTTTCCGGGTCATAGTTTGACGGCACCTGGATGATGCGACCGCGGATATGGTAGTTCACCGTCATCTGCTGGCCGCCGAACTGCTCCGCATCCACCTGCAGCCCCACAATGGCCGTGTTCGGGTAGCACTGTTTCACATCGATGATTTCGGTGTATGACGACCACAGCGTCTTATTCTGCAGCTGGTCCGTGGTGCTGTCCGCCGTCTCCCTGACCATCCGGATGTTAAAGGGCCGGGGAGGCAGATTATCCAGAATCACCGAGGCCAGGAACTGTGAGGTGGTCTTGCCGTTAATGGTGACGTCCTTTTCTGTCACCCAGTTACCGTTACGCTGTAACTGAATCAGCAGGCGGACGGATGCCGGGTTACGGTCACCCTTTGAGGTGGTCTCCACCAGTGACTGCACCCCGAAGGTAACCCGCAGGCGGTCAATGTTCGCGGACGTAATGGTGCGCGTCACCGGTTTTGCCTTCGTCACTTCCACGCCCAGTCCGGTTTCAGCTCCGGAGGACTCAAAGCCTTCCGGTGGTGTCTGCTCCTGCTCCCCGGCGCGCCAGACCGCGGTCACACCGTGTATCACGGGATTGCCGTCCGTGTCCGTCAGTGGGGTTTTGTTCACCAGGATACTCTGCAGCCCCTTCACCGGACCTTCAATCGGCCCTTCACCAATCGCATCAATCACGCTCATCATCTGCGTGGACTTAAGATTGTCCTTTGCCTCAACCGGCGTGTGCGCCTTGCCACCACCTTTGCCCATTGTCTCACCCTTTACTGTGATAACTGTTACGCACAAAAACAACAGGCATCCCGGAGGATGCCTGTATCATCACTGAATAAAACTTCTGAATATCTTCACATTTTTACAAACTGACTGTGGTGCTAATAATTTCTCTGCGTTAATGTTTTTTGTCGTGACATAAGAATAATTCCTTACACTTAATCTTCGTAACGCTCCCTCAGTTCCGCAACTCTGCGGGATTTTTTTATTCTTTTTACCCCTGCCGCCCGATAACCACGACCTTTCCGCCCCCGCCTTCATCACGGGTGCTGATGTCCTGGGATATACGGCGGGAGCCAACCAGCATTTCCCCGTAAGGCACCGGCATCGGGTTACCCTGGGCAATCATGTTGTCCAGCGACGAAAAGTACGTGTTCTGTTTACCGTTATCCGTTGCCCTGTATTCCGGTGTTTTTGGCTTCGGGGCCAGCATCTGTGCCACACCACCCAGTATCATGCTGGCACCCAGTGAAAACAGCATCGTGGTGGCAGAAAAACCGCCGGCACTCAGCGCTGCACCCCAGGCTGCCATCGATGCTCCGGCCGTGAAGAAAGAGCCCACGATGGCTGCCGCCCCCAGCACAATCTGCAGTCCACCCTTTCCGGCCCCGGCCAGTCGCGGCACAATGTGGATGACCGTTCCCTCACCCAGCTGTTCGTGAAGACGGGCGTACACCGCCTCCGGTGCCGTGTCATCACCGGCAATACGTATCTGGTACCAGCCTTCGTTCATCTGACGGCGGAATCCGGGCACCTGTAACGACAGCGCCCGGATGGCTTCCGCTGCCGTGTTCACATACAGGCTGAGGCGGCGGCCAAATCGTTGTAAATCCCCGTGAAGGCAGATGCGTGCCAGTGGCGGTGACGCCAGGCTGAATGCGTTCGTCGTTGCCATTTTTCGGAATACCTCTCCCGTTTACTCAGTTGTTCAGGCAGATGGTGAAGCAGCTCACCGTTGCCGCAGTAAATGGCGGCATGGTTCGGTACCGAAGCACCAAAGCAGCACAGCAGAATATCGCCAGGCTGTGCGGAAGGCAGGGAAATCCTGTAAAAACCAGTCGCCTCCATATTGTCCAGGTACAGGTTCTGACCGTTGCGCCACCAGTCATCCTCACGCTCAAAATCCGGCATATCAATTCCCGCCAGATGGTAGGCATCCCGGAACAGCGTGTAACAGTCCGTCACCCCGTGCTCAAAGCGCCGTCCTGTCAGATGTGGCACACAGCGGAATTTATGAATTTCCCCCCGGCAGACCAGCCACCAGGACAGTGCACTTTTTATCTGCAGCCGCCGGTCGGCCTCGCTCAGCCAGGGCAGACCACCGGGATGACTGTGGACCAGTGCCACAATCTCCCCCTGCATCTCTGCCCGCAGCCAGTCTTCCGGTGCAATACGAAAATACGCCTCCGGCTCTGCAGAGATATTCACACAAGGGATATACCGCTCCCCCTCCGGCGTTCTCACCACGAAGCCGCACGACTCCGCTGGCGCACACCGCCGGGCATGCGCCAGAATCGCTGATTCAGTCTGTGTCATAAAACAGGATTTACTGCGAAAGTTTATTGATGGAAAGGAAACCGCCAAAATTAACCGCCATGCCGCGCATCTCACACCCGCGCATGCACTTGCTGCATCTGTCCTTACGGATATCCGTGGTGGGTTTATCGAACTCATCCGCCACAGCCCCGCCCGTGTAACCACACTCATCAGAGCGGTAGGTCCACATACAGGTATTCGCCAGCATAATGCGACCGGGAAACAGCGCTCCGTCCGTCTCCGTCGGTGTCGCCAGCACAAACGAGGCCGTCATGGCCGTCAGCTCTGACATCTGCTCCACCACCCAGCGGTCGCTCAGCTCCTGCTCCGGGTCCGCTTCCGGATTGCCTGCCACAAAATTCACCGCATCCAGAAAGCGGGCATACACCCGGCGGCGGACCACCGTGGCCCCCACCAGGCTCTGCAGGTCCTCCGCCATCCCGGTGACCAGACCAAACAGATTGGACACCGTCAGCGACGGTCTGGCACTGCTGCCCTTCCCGTTCATCTCAAAACCGCTGCCGTCAATCGGGTATACCTGATATTGCCGCCCCTGCCAGGTGACCGGCTCCCCTTTTTCATTCAGCTCATTACAGAAAAAATACCGCTCACCGCCCTGCACCGTCAGGTCAATTTCCCAGAGCACCACCCGCGGTGACTGCTCTGATTTAACCGACTCGTTCAGGCTTTCTTCGTGAATATCCTGCATCAGTTCACCACCTGCTCTATCGTGCAACTGAAATCACTGTACCGGGCATTATCCGTGACACTCCACTCACGGCATACCACCCTCACCGTCCGGTTATGTTTCGGCGGTCGCCACAAAAAGGCACGGTAACCACCATGCCACGATAAAAACTCTTCCAGCCAGCGCCGGGTTGACTCATCCGTCACCCGGAACACCGCCTGAAACGTCTTCAGTTGAGGATTCAGCCCTGTGGGGCGGCGCTGTTCATAACCGTCACCAAACCGCACCCTCACCACCGACGGCTTCTCACTCACCTGCATCCCTTCACGCGGGACCAGATGCAGCGTTTTTATCTCAGCCACTCAGCATTCCTCCGTCACGTCGCATGGACAGCATCACCGCCTGCACCCGCTGGTCAATCAGCTGCACAAGGCTGCCCGCAGCTTCCGGCCCTATCTGGCCATTAGTCCCGTCATTCTGAATGGCGATATGGTAGACCGGGGAATACACCAGACCCGCACTACCGTTCATACTGCCCACCGCTCGCACACCCAGCGAGCCATCCGCCGCCCGCGTCAGAGGCATAATGGCTTCAGGTCCGGCCTCCCCCATCAGCCCGGCCCCTTTTGCAAAGGCAAAGTACGTGGGCGTATCCACAATACTGTTGCTGTACGCACTCAGGTTTGCCGAGGTATACACGCCGCCTTTTGCATTGGCCACCGCCCCGCCCAGCCAGTCACCAATGCTGCCGAGAAATCCTCCCGCACCGGACATACCGTTTGCCGCCGTCTTAATTCCGTTGACAATCGCGGCATTCATAAGAACTTTTGATATTTCCTGCAGGATTGATGCAGCCCAGCTGCGCCATTCCACTTTATTTCCGTTCAGCATCTCCGTGATGTTATTCACCATCCCTGAGATACCCTCCGTCGCAAGCTGTGCTGCCTGTGAGGCGTAATCGGACGCATTATCCACCCAGTTACTGAATCCCTCCTGCAGCCCTTTCTGCCAGTCCGCACGCTGCACATCCGATTCGGCATAAAAGGCTTCCTGCTCTTTCAGACGTTCACTCAGATACTGTGCATTCTGCGCCAGCGCCTGTCTGTAAAAATCCTCACTGATATCCCCGGTCTGATACTGAGACTGAAGGTCCGCATCCTTCTGGCGGAAGCTGTCGCGGATCTGCTGCAACTCCCGCATGCGTTCCCTGGCTCGTTCTCCCTGCCCGTACCCCAGCAGTTCGGCTTCATTTGATGCACGCGCAGCCGCATTCTCATTCTTCAGGGTCTCTTCCCGGGATCGCAACTGTTCCCGGATTTTTTGCTGGTCAATCAGGGCCGCGTTACGCAGCAGCTCCTGCTTCTGTATCTCCGACAGGGTTTTCAGTTCACCCAGCGCTGTCTGGTACTTCAGCTTCGCCAGCTCCGTGTTCTGACCGGCCAGTGCCAGTTGCTCTTTCTGCTGCTTCAGCAGCCGGGAAAAACTGTCTTCCGCTTTTTCCGTCTCTGATTTTCCACCCCGGGATTTGGGTTTATTCGCCTCGTTATTGCGCCAGGCTTCCAGGGCATTACTGATATAACGTTGTCTCGCCTCCTGATACGGATCACCCACAAAACCGAGGTCATCCGCCGCATACCCCAGTCGGACACGCTCTTTTTCTTCCCCTTTCAGTCTGGACAGGGCCAGCTCACGCTCTGTTTTTGTCAGGGCACTCTGCTGTTTATCATCCAGAGTGGCCTGTGGCAGCCGTAACGGCACATTCACCAGTCCCTGCCGCTGCTGAAGCAGTTCATTACCCAGCCCCAGCAGACGGTTGAATTCCGTATGCTGACCGTTCATAACCAGCATGGACTGGTACACCTTATTCTGCTCTGCCGCCTGCTGACGAATTAACGCCACACGACGGTCTTCCAGCCCGGCAAGCACATCCTGAATGGACTGCGCTTTTTCCTGCATCTGTGCCAGACGGGACTGCTCAACGGCAAGCTGCTCTGTTGCCTGAGCAAGCCCTTCCGTTACGGTCTTCACCGAGGTCAGATGGTTTATCATGAATCCGTCACCGGTCGTCCAGCCCGGGTTCGCCAGAACATACTGATATCCTGCGATTTTTTCCTGCAGGGATTTCACCCGACTGGCCTGTTCATCAATCAGCCGGTTCTGCTCTGTCAGCGCCGCCCGTGTTCGTCCTTCATTATCTGAGGCTTCAGGCAAAGACATTGACGGCGTTTTATGCGCGATTTCATCTATCGTCAGTGCATACTGGCGCGCAGACTCCCTGGCCTGCTCCTGATTCTGGTACAGCGTGTACCATGCTGCAGCCCCCAGCATCACCAGTCCGGGTACGCCACCAACCAGCCCCAGCGCACCGCTCATCAGACGTGAGCCCACCGCCGTTGTACTGTTCAGCGCATTCTGGGCGGCGCTTCTGGCAGCAATATTTCTGTTCAGGCGTTCCTGGGTGGCCGCCAGACGGGCCTCTGCAGCAATCTGCATCTCCGTCCCGCGGGCTGCCGCCACGGCCTGCTGAGCACGGTACACGGCTGCTCTTCGCCCGCGCCGTGGCAATCTGCGTTCCCCTGAACTGTGCTTCCGCCAGTGCAACTTCATTACGTGCAGCCGTCACAAGTCCTGCCGTGGCAGACATCGCTCCGGAGGCCATATTGCCAAAGTACCGGGCAACCCCGACGGCAACCAGTGCCCCCACGGCTGTTGCCACATTATCAATCTGTCCGGCAACACCGTTCAGCACGCCGGAGAGCGTTTTCGTCACCCCGCTGGCCTCATTCGCACCACCCACCCAGGCCATAAAGGCGTTTTCCACCTTTGTGATCCCGTCAGAGACCGTTTCCGGCATGGCCGCGTATTCATCACGCAATACCTCCAGCTGGCTGATTAACGCAGGAACGACTTTATCCGCCGTCAGTTGACCATCGTCCGCCATCGCCTTCAGATCTTTACGGGCCACGCCCATACCCGCAGCCAGTGCACGTACGATCCGGTCACCACTTTCATTGACCGAATTAAATTCCTCACCGCGCAACACACCCTGTGCCAGCGCCTGGCTGAACTGGGTGATCACCGAACCCGCCTCAGCCGTACTGGCACCGGAGATTTTCAGCCCCGTGGAAATGGCCTCCGTCACCTTCAGCACATCATCAGCACTGTAACCATATTCACGCATTGAGGCTGCCGAGCGGGCAAACAGGGCCGCATTATCCGAAAAAGCGGTACCTGTCCGCTGACTGATATCCATCAGCACTTTCTGTGATGACGAAAATTCATCAGATGACTGCGATGCCTGTTTCAGACGGGCATTTACGGAACTCCACTCATCCGCCAGTGAAATCAGGTGTCCGGTGGCAAAGGCACCGGCAAACGCACCGGTCATTCCGACAGCAGAACCGCGAATTTCCGTCAACTGGCTGTTCAGTTCTGCCAGGGCACGTCGCTGCTCCCGGGCTGCCGCAGCGGCCTGACGCCCGCCATTCTGCAGGGTCCGGTAATATTCACTGCCCATACGGGACGCCCGCTGGATCTCCGACTGGAATGACTGCGAATTTGCCGAAATTTTGATAATCAGTTCACGTAACGTCGCCATTCACCTTTCTCCGGGCAAAAAAACCTGCCACAGCAGGTTTTCATCATTATTTATGACATTGCTGCAAGGCTCAGCGCGTCTTCCAGCGCCGCAAACGGATCCACCTCCGGCTTATCCTCATCCTCGCCCCAGCAGAGCATGGCGTCCTTCAGTGCAACATTCATCCCCTGTGCCCCGAAAACCGCTTTCACGATCTGTGCATTACGGATATCCCCGCGCTCATCACCCAGCGGGGATACCCTGTCGAACTCCATCCACATCATCGCCTCGCTCGCACTCAGGCTGTGCCGCAGTTCGGATAAGGTGCGCCCCAGACGGAGCGCAAGTCGCATCAGAAAGCGAATTTCCGGGCGGGCTACTTTTTTCTGGCCGACTCTGCATCAGCGATCAGTTCCAGTGCCTGACGCAGCAACCGGGCATGTACCGGACCATAGACGGCCAGCACCTGCTCACGGTCGTCCGGAGTGAACACCCGCTGCAGATCCGTATCACACAGGACATCGCAGAACAGCGTCACATCCGCTTCCAGGTTACGGCGGGTTTTCGCCACCACCGACAGGGTATCGTCATCCTCTCCATCACCATTGAGCACTTCCTGCCACAGATACCAGGCCTCTGCCGAAGGCTCCCGCAACACCACGCTGACATTTCCCCATTCCGGCACCTTCACCGTTTTATGACGGAACCCCGACAGTCTGGCCAGCGCCAGTGTTTTCAGATCTTTTGCCATAAGCCTTATCCGCCCGCACCATTAACCGTTACCGTACACGCATCAGAGGTAATGCTCTGCGGCTGTTCTGCAGAATCCGTTACCTCGCAGGTATAAGCCCCCTTATCACCTGACTGCGCATTGGCTTTACTGAAAGTGTCAGTAGTCTGTCCCTCTACCGGCTGACCATCCTTCTTCCAGGCGTGTTTATAAGGCGGCGTTCCCCCGTTGACACTGACTGACATTGTCAGCAGCGCACCGGTATTCACGGTAAGTGTCTTCTCCGGATTTTTCACAAACGCCAGCGGTACCACATAGGACTCCGGTTTACCCTTCAGGCGAAGTGAGAACGTTGCAGCCACCACGCCGTTGGTACCGGATGACCAGGTGTGCTGACGCACTTCCGCCAGGAACTTAAAGCCCTTACCGGACGGAAACTGCACCTTAAACGCATACACCGTGTCATTGTCATAGGCATCACGCAGGGCGTTCTGGGCCTGATTCAGATAAAAATTACCCGACATGGAAATCTCGGACGACGCCCCCAGACCGTTGATGTTCTCCTGCTCTGTGGAGCAGAGCGTGGTCACATCAATATCCTGTTTCTGACCGGCGGTGAACTGGACTTCCTTGATGGTGCAGTCCAGGCGCAGATATTCCGCCTTATCCATAGTTTCAGCAGTCGCCGGGGCAGATGAAATCATCACCTGCGTCAGCTGTGAGCGTTCATACAAAGCAGACATTCTGCCTCCTGATAATAAAAAACCCGCACGCGGCGGGGTATGGGTTTTGTAGAAAAAAGAAAAAGTCACACCGTGACCTGAAACTCCAGGGTTGCACGGTAACAGCGGTTTTCCGGAATATAGTCCTGCATTTCACTGACGGATCCCGGGGCCAGCAGCATTATGGCTTCACGGGCGTCCTGACGTATCTGACGCGCCTGCGTCACAGTCCCGGCATAAACGTCTATCTGCACCGACACTGAGGACTCCGCCTGCCCGCCCATCACGTCCGCCGACACCGATGAAATCAGACTGAAAACCACCCACGGAAGCGCCACCGACGGCCTGCCATCCAGCAGGGGGACCACATACGGGTACACCTGCCCGCCGGCAAGATGTGCCAGATGAGGATACAAATCCGCCTCCGTCATCGTCTCAGTACCTCATCAATGGCCCGGTTCATCCGCGCAATCGCCACCTGTGCCGCCTGTTCACTGCGCACATCAAATGCCGGGCGCACAAACGGGTGCGGTGGCATATTCACGGTCCCCATTTCCACAAACCGCCAGTAGAAAGCATTGCGCGGGTTATCCGCCTTCATGGTGTTATCGCTGTTACCGGTGTCCGGATTAACACCACGGATATGGACACCGGATTCCATCCCGCCATCGCGGGAGCACCGGGAAAGGACCACCACATTGCGGCGCAGTTTTCCCCTGCGTACCGGTGCCCGTGACACCACTTCTTCTTTCAGCACATTCGCACCCGCACGGGTTGCCTCACGCAGCACCCGGTTATTTTCCGCACCACTCAGAAGCTGCAAATCGCGGCTGATGTCCTCCAGCCCCGAAAAATCCAGCAGGGTTTCGATCATTTTTCCCCTCCCAGCCGACAGAGAATTTCCAGACGCCCACCGGTCGCATCCGGCACGGGCAGCCCGACAACGTTCAGGATCCGGTCACGCCAGGGACCACTCAGCACATGAAGTCGTGACGCTGCCGTGATTTCCCGGCCGGACTGACCGCGCACCCAGATGCGGATTTCCGCCTGCGCCATTTCCGCACCGGACTGCATCCGCTCCCGGCTGCTCCTGCCACGGATATCCGCATGAATTTTCCCGCATGACACCCATTCTTCCGTCATTTCTCCGGCAGCATTACGGGTTAACACCGGGTTCAGAACACTTATCATCTGTGTCAGACGACCTGCAGATATTGCCATTCCCCCTCCTCATAACACCGTCGGACAACGCAAATCGTAAATCAGCACGGAAACAGAAAACGGCAGCTCCCCCTGAATCAGTTCTTCCCGCTCCGCAAGATCCGGATTCCGGTACAGCATCCCGGTCAGTCGCATGGCAGCCCCCTTCATCCGGGTTAATGCCTCGCCCGGGATCAGTTCACCGTCCTCACGAATCACTTTATCCCGGCTGCCCTGAATGTAGGCCAGCAGCACGGCGGTAGCCTGACGAACCTTGTCCATCAGCATGTCATCATCCGCGTCATGGTCGACACGCAGATGTGCCTTGATCTCTTCCAGTGTCAGTAATGCCGTCATTTTCCGCCTCCTGCATCCCGTCCACGTTTGGCAGCCAGGGTCCAGCCTGATGAATGAGCTTCTCCGGGTTTATCACCGGTCATACTGTTGCAGTGCCACAGCGAGCCCCCCACGTCACCGTATCGCCGGGGTGGTAGGTTTCACCGGCTCTGAACACACCGCGGTAGAGCATCACCGGCAGGGAAAATGTTTTTTCCGTACGCTGGCCACTGCTGTGCCGGATCACCACAGAGAACAACCGCTCCCCCGTCATACTGACGTCAATATCCGCCACCCCGTCAACCAGGCATTCCCATCCCCGCATCCCGTGCGTTTTTTCATACGCCCGCCAGAGTCCGCCCTGGTGTGTGGCATACGTGCCCCGGGGAAAGGATTTTTGATCGTCAATGGCGGGGAGTATTTCCAGTGCCGTGGCATCACGCCCGTCCTGCGGAGCCGGCAGGGCACTCACCGCATCCAGAACCGCCTTCTGCAGAACATCCGGATCGTAGTCACGACCATCACGCGGAACAGGAATATGGCTTACCGCCTCCTTCACCATCTGTTCAAGCATCGGACGCACATCATCCGGGGTGAGACTTTTACCGTCCGCCGGCTGTGGAATATTTGCGACCGCATCATTCACCGCCTTCTGCAGTACTTCCGGATCGTAGTCACGACCGTCACGCGGAACAGGGATATGGCTTACCGCCTCCTTCACCATCTGTTCAAGCATCGGACGCACATCATCCGGGGTGAGACTTTTACCGTCCGCCGGCTGTGGAATATTTGCGACCGCATCATTCACCGCCTTCTGCAGTACTTCCGGATCGTAGTCACGACCGTCACGCGGAACAGGGATATGGCTTACCGCCTCCTTCACCATCTGCTCAAGCATCGGACGCATATCATCGCCCGTCACGCACTTCCGTAATACCACAGACAGGGAAGCCAGTTTCTCTTCAAACGCTTGTGCCTGCGCGGCCATCTTCTCCTCAAATGTGCGCTGTAAATCCGCCAGCACCGTGGCGAATTCTTCTCCCAGTGCACGAATAATGGACAGTTCCCGTTCCGTCATTTTCGCAGTATCCCCCTCAACATCGCTTTCACCGCACCATGCTCTGTTTCACTGATTGCCTTATTACCGTCAGATGCGCCGTCAGGCAGTTGGGCTGAAACTCTTTTCCCGGACGACGCAAACGGATCTTCACGGGCATCACGACGGGACAGCGCCTCCAGACTGTAGTTCTGCTGCTGAAGATACAGTGCATCACCGCCGGCAAGGGGCGGCAGGTTCTCACGTTTACGGGCCTCATTGGGCGTGAGAAGCGTATTTTTCACCGACTCACCCAGCGTTTTCATGCGCCGTTCGCTGTCCATTCTCAGCAGCGTGGTGACGTCAAACTCCGTACTCTCGTTTTCCCCCGTTTCCAGCGCCTCATCCAGTAACAGTTCAATGGACTCAATCAGCGTCTGCAGGCACTGGGAATAATACTGCTGCTCCAGCGCCTCCACGTTGTCACTGGAAGGCGGGTGGCCAACGCCAATCTTGTAGGCCGGGACACGGAACACCGAACAGACAATTTCAGCGGTCATCTTCAGTTGTTCCACCGTCTGCGCATCCACCGGTGAAAACGTCGTGGGGTTGTATTTTGCCCCGTTGCTCAGAATGGCCGTTTTCCCCGCATTTTCGCCGGTATACCCGCTGTCCCAGTTGCTCTTCAGTTTTTTCGCATTTTCTTCCGTAATACTGCCGGGGATCTCAATCACCCCGGACGGCCTGCCGCCATTTCTGAAAAAAGACGTCGAATTTTCCTGAATATGATGCCCCTGCGTGGCCGCCAGCCCGGCAGCATACACCGGCGGCAGCCCCACAAGCGGATGAAAAAACAGTTAAACCGGTCGTGGATCACTTCCCTGGCAGGCACCGTCACCGCCTCCGTGATCCCGCAGTTCCGGTCCGGTGTAATGCGATAGAACACCTCGCCGTCATCCGCCACCAGAGGTTCAACCCGGCTCCAGTCCAGAATACGCAGTTCTTTGATCTGCCCCCGGGAGTTACGGATTTTCAGCACCACCGTATTGCCGTGACGCAATTTGGAATTCAGCCACAGTTCAAAAAACTGGATGCGATTCTGCTGCGCATTAGGACGACGACAGAGACGGGCAGTATCTCCCTGCCGCTTTTCCCGGCGTATTCCCTGTACAGTTTCCCTGCGTATCCCATGCGCATCCGTCTGCATAAGACGCAGCCGCATTTTGGCGATATCCTGGGATATCAGCGAAATACATGCAAACACCGCATGAAAGGAGAGGACGGCTTCAGGATCGGCTTTCACGCCCTGCTGCCAGGCGCCGGAAAAGGGCTCAGCCACCGCCTGAAACAGGCTGGTCCAGCCCGCCTCTCTTACGTCTACGTCCTGATTTCTGGTTTTTCGGGTTACGGTCCGTAAAAGGTTACCTACATTCGCCATGCTCCGCATCACGTTTCTTTTTCT